GTGAAGGTGACAACGATCAAATTGATTATATGAGCGGCGAGTGGACTGACTTTGAAGGCCGTTATTTAGATAACGCAGCCCGAAACGAGATCGCTGCCAAAATTGGCGTTAAAACTATCACTGGCGGTCTTATCTATTAATTAAACCTTGAAAGGTATTTAAAATGAAATTCAATATATTTTATGGCAACTCCAAACCTCTAACAGCTGTTGGAAAGTATCAAGTAAACATGCTGCAATTCGCAGAAAAGTATCGAGGTTGGCATTCATACTCAAGCGATAAAACCACTCTAAGAGCTTTAAACGGGCTTATTAAACGCGGTTCTATCGTTATCAATGATAATCAACAATTTAAAATTAATATATAAGGGGCTTAATTATGACTAGCTTATTAAAACAGTTTATTTGGTTACTCTTAGGATTCATAAGCGCTTATTGTTGGCTTATCTTATTACTAGCGCTCTAAAGTTACACTTTAAGCGCCTTTAAACGGGCGCTTATGGGGTAATTTTACCCGAAACCTTGAAAGGTAAAAACATGTATACATCTCAAAGGCAACAAATTGAATTGCTTACGCAAGCGTTGGCACTTGCGATCACAGCGCCAACAAACCAAAAAGCAAACGAATGCATTGAAATGGCTTATTCATTCATGCGAGGGCTACCCGCTCAAACTGTAGAGCGTTGCAAGTCTGAGGCCTCGAGAATGGCGGGTTTAATATGAAATTCATAGCTTATTATCGAGTAAGCACTGATAAGCAAGGCCAAAGCGGGCTAGGTTTAGAAGCTCAAAGAACTATATGTTACGCCTACGCCCGCAGCATCAACGCTGAAATCATCTCAGAATATACCGACATCGAGAGCGGCTCTCATAATGATAGGCCTGAGCTGCTCAAGGCGTTGGCATTATTGGAAATTGAGAATGGTTCTCGTTTACTTGTGGCCAAACAATGCAGACTTACTCGATCGGTTGCATTGATGAGTAGCCTATTGGAAAAGAAGGTGCCGCTCACTATTGCGGAAACGCCCGAAGCTAGTATTTTTGAGTTACATATCAGAGCTGTATTAAATGAGGAAACAAGGCGCCAAATCTCTATCAATACGCGCAATGCGTTAATGGCCGCCAAAGCAAGAGGCGTTAAACTTGGCGCACCTAGAGAGATGATGAGAGTCATCGCTGTCAAAGGCGGTCAAGCACAAGCCAAAGTTAAGATAGCCTATGCATTAAAGATCAAACCTATGTTTGACTTGGCCATGGAAAATTGTGGCCGAGCATCATGTCGCAACATCGCAAAGAAGCTCAATGAACTAGGCGTTAAAACGTACTCAGGAAGCACGTGGACAGCGCCTAACGTATCTTATTATCTCAACAATATCAAAGACAAGGAAAACATAAAATGGTAGGAAAAGTCACGCCCGATGACATAATGTCATGCTCAAGGCTTCCAGCATTATTAGGTTTCAGTAAGTTTCGAACGCCTAATGATGAATTGAAGTATTCAATTAATGCACTTAACGGAGAGGCTAATGAGTTTTTAGCGCAAGAGCCTATGTTATGGGGAAACCTTACAGAGAAGTTAATATTATCCGAGAGCTGTAAAAGGCTTGGCGTTGATATTGATGATCTAGCCCATGATAAACCATACTTTCATCCTGACATACCATTGGCTACAAGCCTTGATGGCACTGCGTCTGGCAATGGCACAACAATCTACACTGACATTGACAAAGGCATTTATGTCATGGGGCATGATTCAATTAAGCTTGATGGCTATGGTATTTTAGAAGCCAAGCTTACTGCTCAAGAAGTCGAGAATGAGCCAGCGCCATATCGTGGTGTGATCCAGCTTCAAGGTCAAATGGATATTATGAAAGCATCATGGGGCGCTCTTTGTGTGTTATACAAGGGTACAACATTACGCATCTTCCTATATCCCATTAATGAAGATCACATCAACATGATTCACAATGCTGTCGAGGATTTTCAAGAGCGTTTAAATAAGTACAAAACTAATCAAGAGATTGAGTGGTATGACTTACAAAACTCTTTTGAAGCCAGTCGTGTGTTTGATCGTGCTGAAAAGAGTACGATTGAGTTACCCGAAGTTGAGATCCAAGCTGAGAAGATCATAACAATTCGTGAGCAAATCGCGGAGTTAGAAGCACAGATTGATCGCTTGCAGATCAACATCATGGAGCATATGAGGGATCACGAAGTATGTAATGCGGGTCGTTACAAAATCTCATGGCCTATGCGTTCTTACAAAGCACAGCCAGCAAAAACTGTGCCAGCCAAGGAAGCGTACGTCATTCGTCAATCTAAATTATCAATAAAGGATCGTATATGAAAAAGAATAAAGAGCAAAAATATTTGCATGTGTTTCAAGTTAATGATACTGGTGAGTTTCGTTTTGATTTTGGAACGCGTTTATCATGGAGGGCTTGTGTAGAAGATTATTTAGGCAAAATTAAATTGGAGGAACTAAAAGATGAAGAAGCTAACGGATTTCCAAGTCCGCAAGAAATGGCGGATCAAGCTACATCTAAAGCGTTGCAATGATAAAAATCAATCAGGCACTAGGTATAGCAGAGATGCTATGGTACTTAACCGAGCCATGGATATGTACAAGATTGATGGTAGGAGAGCAGCATGGTAGATAACGACCAAGATAGATTTGAAACAGAAGTTATGAATCAATTACAACAACAGGAGAAAAGTATGAAAACTATCGCAACAGCCTTTGTTAAGGCACAGAAAGAGTTTGCCCCAGCACTCAAGACATCAACAAATCCACACTTTAGATCTAAGTATGTGTCTTTAGATGGATGTATTGAAGCTGTATTGGATGCACTCAACAACAATGGTATTGCATTAATCCAACAGACACACGATTGTGAAAGCGGTGTCAAGATCGAGACTATATTAATCCATGAAAGTGGTGAGACTTTAACAGGTGGCATCTTACATGTACCAGCACCTAAACAAGACCCTCAAGGATATGGATCAGCATTAACTTATGCTCGTAGATATAGCCTGATGGCTACTTGTGGCATAGCACCAGAGGATGATGATGGTAATCTAGCTACAGAAAGAGCTGGCAGTGTTGTAAAAAAGCCACAAACTAAGGAATATACCTTCTATATTCCTAATAAAGACCCAATAGAGGTATCGGATGTATTGACATGGCAAGCAAAATTCGATCAAATGTCTGAACAGCTAGTTAATTCTAGCTTAAACCCAGAGGATAAGATATCGAAACTTAAAGCATTAGTAGACGCTAATCAGCCAACACTAAATCGCTTACCCATAACAGTTAAGATGCAATACATAGGCAAACAAGCCACACGCATCAACACAGTGAAAGGACAATCAAATGAAACCAGTTAAGACAGACTTCAATGCTTTTGAATGGCGTTACCCACGATCATTTAAAGAGCTTAATGGCTATGAATACGAGGTGACAATGGAGTCACCCAAAGAGAAAAGGCAACGCATATGGAGAGCAACAAAGATCTCCGTAGGCATTGCCTTATCATTGTATGCTTGGCTTATTTATTCATTACGTACATTGTAACTTCGAAGCCAAAGCGCATTTCAGTAGCAGCTGGTTTTGTCCACATAATAATCTCCTAAAAGTTATACACAACTTGTGTATGAGTTTATTATGCGCCTAGTATATAGAATGTATATACGTAAAACCATGAAAGCTACCTAAGAAAAGGAGACTTTATGTTAGATGTTGCAGCAGTGATGTGTATGAGTTTGACCATGTTCCATGAAGCCAGAGGTGAACCTATCTCTGGCCAAGTGGCAGTGGGGTATGTGCTTTATCGGAGAGCAGACTTCGACCAAAAGAATATATGTTCGGAGACTTTTAAACCACACCAGTTTGAATGGACTAAAAAGACAAAGCATGTCCCGCCTTACAAAACACTCAAACCATTTATAGAATTATCCCAAAAAATTATCCAACAAAAAATCAAAGACAGTAGCAAGGGAGCTAGTTACTTTCATAATGTTAAGATGGATAATCAATGGGGCATGAAGCCAAGAACTATTATTAACAATCATATATTTTATTAGGAGAATATTATGGATGACGAGTTAGAACCTAAGAAAGTTAAGAAGCCACTCAAAGGATTGCAAAAGTTATACGAAGATCCAACTGAGGATGATGATGACATCAAAGATTTTAAACACGATCATGGGATAGGCGAACGATACGATGAGTAATATATTTATAGGCATTCCAATGTATGGTGGTGTATGCACAGGAGAGAATGCGATTGGCCACATCAATGCAACAAAGCTATTCTTAGATAGAGGGATAGGTTATAACTGGCAGTTTCTTTATAACGAATCCTTAATTACAAGAGCTAGGAATGGATTGGTTAAGATGTTCTATCAAACAGATTGCACTCACTTACTATTCATTGATGCTGACATTAGTTATCATGCAGAAGATATTGTATCTATGATTGATGCAGATAAAGATATTATCTGTGGTGTGTATCCTAAGAAACGTATTGCATGGGAAAAGATTGGCGATGCAGTAGCGCGTGGTATTCAAGGGGAAGATCTAAAGTATGCTACGGGTGATCTTGTTATTAATAAGCTTAACTATATTGATACGCCATTGCATTCAATGACAGAACCTATAGAAATATTTAATGGTGGCACAGGCTTTATGCTTATCAAGCGCAGTGTATTTGATTTACTTAAACCACATTGCCCTACCTATACCAATGACATGCTGCCAGGCCAGCAAGAAATCGTTACAGAATACTTTGCTACATCGATTGAGCCAGACTCAAATAGATTATTATCAGAGGACTATCACTTCTGTAGATTAGCAAGACTGAATGGGATTAAAGTATGGGCTGCACCATGGGCAAAGTTAGGTCATATAGGTAGTTATAAGTTTGAAGGGACATTATGATGACAAGCAAAGAAAAGTTATTAACTTTATTGTGTATGGTGTGTATCTTTATGATGCTATTTGTTAGCGTTGAGGTAAACATTAATCAGATTAAGCCAAGAAGTTTTGCAGACAAAGATCTAAAGTGTATTGATGGCAAACTATTTGAGGAAGTAAAGAAGAATATGTTTGTAACTAACCACCTTGAATGCTTTGAGCAAAGGAAATTCTAATGTCTTACCTTGCAGAAGGGAAGAAAGTAGAGGAAGCATTTGCCAAAGAGTATTTAGCCAACGTCACTTGGGCTACACAAGAGCAAGACATGATAGAACATTGGGATGTGCAAGGCATACTTGATTGGATAGGTGAGGAAGTATTAAGGTTTGATGTTAAAGGATACAAGAAACTTAACAGGAATGATTCTAACTTTCAAGATGATATCACTTGGGTAGAAGGAAAGAATGTTCATGGTAAAGATGGATGGATAAAAGGTAAGGCAGATTACATTGTATTTGAGCGGCAAAAAACTTGGGTATGTGCAAATCGAGTTGAGCTGTATGATTTAGTCTCAAAAAAATTGTATGAGAATAAATATCGCAAGGGTAAAGATGTCTATTGTATTTACCAAAGAGAAAATAGACTTGATGCTATTACTTTAGTTCCATTTAAAGACATTATAGATTTAGAATCTACATGGAACCTACCTAAGTAATTGATTGCTATACAGAACCCACACAATCGCTCTATAACGCACGATCGTAAGCAAGGTGATACCTTAGGCTACCTAGTTTTAGTGTAAAGCTTGAGGCTTAGGGGAAATATAGAGCATCTGCATGTATTCAGCATTGATCTCTATGTAATCATCCTCAGTTTCTGACAAAAAAATTCTAATGATTGCGAGAGGTTCTTCTTCAATGATCTCTATATCCCAAATCTTACGACCAATAAGTTTGTCTAGGATATCTAGTTGTTCTGATGTAGGGTTTTCCACTAAACAATTTTACCATTCCATTTACCATTTGTGTTAAGAACCATTGGCATTAGTTTAGGTTGTCCATTTAATATCATTCCACATCCAACAATGAATCGAGTCTTGAAGTTCTTAGCATAGTTAAATGCCATAGACTTCTGATTGATAAGAGATCCGACTTGCATGCCCCATACTAATGCATCAGGATTGCTATAGTAACCGATGCTAAACTTGGTATGGTAGTGACCTTGCACTGTATTCATTCCGTATTGCATAGCTACCTTGAGTACATCAGCAGATAATCCATGGGTAAAGAAGCAGCGTGATCCATCTGATAAGTTAATGGTAATATCTTCTTCCCATTCCCAGCCTT